TCATGGTTCACCTCCATGGATGGAGCCGTCGAGCTCCTCGAGGACGCCCCGGAGATGCTCCCGGCTGAGATGGGCGTACCGCTTCGTCATCGCCGGCGTCTTGTGGCCCAGGATGTCGCCGATCACGTTCAGCGCCACGCCCTGCATCGCCAGGTAGCTCGCCGTCGTGTGGCGCAGGTCATGAAACCGGAAGTTCGCGAGCTCGGCGGCCTGGACGACGTCGGACCACGGCCGGTGGAAGTTCTGCGTCCGCGGGAAGACCATCGCCTCGCCGTCGTCCTGTCCCGCCTTCCACTCGACCAGCAGGTCCCGCACCGTCGACACCAGGGGCACGCCGCGACGCTCCCCATTCTTGGTGTCGTGCAGCGTGATCAGACGTCCCTCGAGGTCGACGTCCTCCCAGCGGAGGCCCAGAACCTCACCGCGGCGCATCCCGCTCGACAGGGCGAGCATCACCACCGGGTAGACGTACTCCGCCGACGACTCCTGGGCCGCCTTGAGCAGCCGCTCCCGCTCCTCGTCGCTGAGGTACCGGACACGACCTCGAGGCTCCTTGCGCTTGCGGACCTGGAACACCGGGTTGGACTCCAGCCACAACCACTCACGCCAAGCCACCGAGCATGCATGCGACAGCGCCGCCAGGTACCGGTTGACCGTCGCAGGTGACCGCACCTTCCCCGTCTTGGGGTCGGGCCTGCCCAGCTTGTCGCGCGCCTCGGCGATCACCGGTGCGGTGAAGTCCTTCAGCAGCAGGTGACCGTAGCGACGCTTGAACCACTTCAGCTGGTTCAGCTGCCGCTTGTCCCGCTTGTGCGGGATGACGTCGGTCTCGTAGCGGTCGATCAGGTCTGAAAGCGTCCGCTTCGTGGCCTCGATGTTGTCGAAGTACCGGCCCTCGTGGATGGCGGCCTCGATCTTGGCCGCCCAGGCATCGGCGTCCTTCTTTCGCTCGAAGATGGCCGACTTCATCGGGTGACCGCGGCGACGAATCTTCACGCGCCACTTGGCGCCCGGCTGGCGCTTGCGCCACTCGCTCTTGGGCACCGTTTGCCAGCCATCCGGCGTCGGCACCCGCTTCTCGAAGGTGGCCATCAGCCGGCTTTCCGGTTCTTGGCGTCCTCCTCGTCGACCCAGCGGAAGAAGGCGGCCTCGTCGATGAGGACCCGGCGCCGCACCCGCTTGACCACGACGTGGAAGCCGTTGGTCATCTCGTCGTCGACCATGCGCCGCAGCCCCTTCTCGGTGGGCCAGGGGTGGTACTTCGGCCAGTCGTTCACCGGAATGAAGCGGGTCTTGGGCCGCTCAGGGGCGATGTCGGTGGTGGGCTCGGGATCAATGATAACGGTCATGACTGCTGCTGCTCCTTGGCGAGGCAGTGCGGGCACTGACCTTCGCCGTCGATGATGGCGGCGACAATCTGGGCCAACGCCTCGTTGGTGGTCGCCTGGAGTTTGGTGTGAAGGTGGATGGCGTCGCGCGGCAGGAGCTGGGACGACGACTCGACGCCCCAGAGGTGCTCCTGCAGCTGTCGCCGATGCTCGTCGGAAAGGCCCTTGCGAACCTCACCCAGCCGGACGTGCCAGAGCTTCTGCAGCCGCCGCACCGGGGTTTCCTTCGGCGGCTGTTGCTGCCGTTGCTGGGGTGGCGGCCCCTGCTGACGCTGCTGGCGCTGTTGAGGCGGCGGTTGCCGTCGTTGCTGCTGCCCCCGCGTCTGGCTCACCGACGCCTGGCCGTCGTCGTCCTCGGGGGCCAGGCCGAGCAACGCCGTGGCCGCGTACCGACGCACGTAGGTGATGGCGCTGCCGATGGCCTGGACGTCACCGCCGGCGGGAGCCGACAACGTGTTTGCAATGTACTGGCCCGAGCTGTGGAGGAGGGTCGTCGTCACCGCAACCCGGCCCCGCTCCGTCACAGTAGGCGCCTGGATGATGGAGACCCCGGCCTTGTGCAGGGCTTCCTTCGCGGCGCCCAGAACGGCGGCCAGGTCAGCGTAGGTGTAGACCCGCTTGCCGCCGCCGGCCTGCTTGTCGGCGACGACGCGGCCCATCTGGCCCTGGGCCTCCGCCAGCGCGGCGGAGACCTGGTCGCATGGAACCGACATCACGAGGGCGCCCAGCTTTCGGTAGGGCGGAGTTGCGAGCGTGGGCTCGGGGGTTGGAACGGTCTCGGTGGTCATAGCTCCCCCGTGAGTTTGATGCGGTCGCGAGCGTCGTGAGCCATGGTCTGCAGGTGGCGGAGGACCTTGTCGTCGCTGAGACGAGACCCCACCGATCCCTCGCCGCCGCAGTCGGGGCATTCCTTCTCGGCATCGCAGCAGCCGCAGGGCACCTCCCCGTAGCCCTTGCAGGTGGCGCACTCCACCGGCTCGACGCCGAACTCAGCGTTCAGGTCGTCGTCGCTCCCGCTGATGGCGAGCGTCGTGATGTGAACCACATGGTTGAGGTGCTCGAGGACCTGGTGATGGAACGCCGTCAGCTGCATGGCTCCCCCTCCCCCGTCACCCAGAGGCGGGCGAGCTCGTCGGACATCCAGCGGAGCTCGTGGTCGTTGGCGCCGACCACCGCGGCGTCACCCTCAGCGAGGATGACATGCGCCACCTGCGCGGCCACCAGCTGCCGGGTCTCCGGAGTGTGCCGGCTGGCCCACCTCTCCCGGTTCAGCCCCAAGGTCCAGGCCTGCCCGCTTCCGTCCAGCGCCGCGAAGACCGTCGGCGGGAGGTGCACCGCGCAGTAGCAGTCCACCTGGTAGCCGGCGACCCGCATCTTGCCGCCGACCGAGGGCAGGCGACCGAGCGTCCCGGCGACCAGGGCGAGGGAGTGAAGCCGCTCGGCATCCATCCGGGGACGGCACTCCGGGTCTGGCCCGGGCAGCTGGCACCAGCGGGACCGGCCGCAGTTGTAGCTCTCCTGGCCCCGAATGGGGAGCGGCCGGCCAAGCGCATCCCAGCTCATCCGCTCGAGCTGGGCATCGGTGAGGGGTCCGTCGACAGCAAGTTCATAGCTGAGGGCAACGACCACGTCGGCCTCGACGTGGACGGTCATGGTCCAGTCGGCCGGTGCAATGCGATTGGGCCCTGACCGCAACTTCGGGGACTGACGATAGGCCAGCACTGTCATTGCGGCATCAGCGACACCCGGGAGGGTTCGAAGGAACCCTGGCACTGCGGCCTCATCAACAATGAGTCCATCAGCGACGGCTCGCCAAACCACCAGCCCGTCCGTTCGCTGGACAAAGCTGCCGAAGCGAATCGACGGATTGAGCCCCGCCTCAATGACTAGCGGTTCTTGCGGGATAGTGAAGCCCGGACGCGGACGGATCAGGCCAGAGAGCTCAGCTCCAGACGGAACAAGGCAGAGCATCGGCGTGATCGCCTCCGCCTTGGGTCGGGTCTCGAGGTAGGAGCCCGGTCGGCGTACGGCCACCATCAGAGCACCCCTTCCCAGCCAGAGTGTGCCGTGTCCATCTCATGGAGAGCCTCATCCAGCTCCCGAAGGTTCCCGGCTGCGTCACCGACCTCTCGCCGCAGCCTCGCCGCGGCTCGTGCGATGCGTTTGAGCCGCCAGTACTGATCAAGGGTATGGCCCCGACGCAGGCTCTTGATCCGCGCCTTAAGGTCTCGGAGCTGAGACAGAAGCTGGTCTCGTCGCCGCCGCCAACGCTTCTGAACAACAGGGTCGTTCCGTACCGCCAGCTCGGCTACCGTCATGGGCTGGTGGTTTCCGCGAATCTTCGCGTCGAGCTCTTCCTTCTCCTGAATGGCAGCCCTGCGAGCCGCTTCAGCCACCTCGAGCGTCATACTCTCGACGTTGAGCCCGGTCGTGGGCGCCTTGGCGTTGCCGCTCTCGCCCTTGGATGTGGTCCGTTCCCTGTCCTCAACGAGAAGGGCTTCAATTGCGGCTTGCTTGAGCCGTTCAGCTTCGGCTGAGTCCCCGCGAGCCTCCGCCGCATCCCGAGCGAGACAGAGCGCCTTGTGTTTCTGCTGTCGAGCAAGGCGCTTCTCCCGAAGAAGAAGCCGCTGCTCGCGCGCAATGTCTGTCTGTCCCATCAGCTCGCCTCCGGAAGGTAGAGGCAGTACTGGGCAGGACCGTCCCTGAAGATGACATCGATCTTGTCGTTGAGCTCACGCTTTGACGAGCATGCCATCAGGACACCGGTCACCCTGTTGAGGTGCGCCAGGAGCTCTGGGCGACCCTCGAGGTCATCGAGGTACTGATGATGCTTCTGGTGCCCTCCGGCCGCCTTCTCCTTGAGGGCCTTGGCGAGTCCTGGGCACAGCGTGTCGTAGGCGACTCGGTTCACGAAGCCGCCCAACCATCGCCCTTGGTGGTCTGGAGGGTGGCCATAGAGCCGACAGGCTTCCTCGAAGAACTGACGAGGAAAGGCACGACGCCAAGGACTCGGCTTGTTGGCCAGCTTCAGAAGGGCTCCAGCCGGCTTGACCTGCTCGTAGCCGAGGGCCTCGTGAATGAGCGCCGTCAGCCCCACCTCGGCGAGGCGGAGCCCAAGGCCAACGCAACGCCAGGCAATCTCCTCCTGACGCTTCGTCTTCAGCCGACCCTCAACCAGGGCGATGCCCCAGGTCGTGATGATGCGGCTCACGTCATCGGCAGTGAGCCCCTTGGCCTCCTGCGGGCTGTCGGGTGTGGTGAACCGAACTACCGAGAGCAGGTTTTCGCCCCCGGCGAGACCCGCATGGTTGCTGGCTGGATTCGACCTCCCCCCCTGGTTTTCGCCCCTGGTTGTGCCTGATCCCTCGCTTTCCCCCCTGGCCATACCCGCATGGTTACTGGCCTTGCCCTGGTTCACCCCCTCGTTTTCCCCCCTAGCCATACCCAGCCCGACGGGTGCAAGGTAGTCACCCAGCTTCGACGTGCTGACCCCCGCGACCAACTCGACGGCCGACCTCAAGGTCACCACCGACGACCCATCATCGAGGATGTGAGCATCGATGGTGGCACCAGCCAACTCGATGGCTCCGCGGTACTCGCTCCGCCGCGCCGTCACTGCCCGGTCTCCGAGGTCAGGGCCCGGCCGAACCAGTGGACCAGGTCGCGGCCGGGGTAGTCACGGTCCTTGAGGCCGGTGTACTCGAGCCAGCCCCGCCAGAGGGTCTCGCCGTCCAGCTCGGCGGGGTTCTCGGTGTGGACGTCAACAGCCCTGCCGGAGCCGAAGAAGGCCACCTTGTGGATGGGGTCCACCGCCAGCCAGGCAGCGTGATGCCGGGCGATGACCACACACCCGTCGTCGGGTGAGCGTGGGTCGATGGGCTTGGTGTCAGGTGTGGGGTGTGGTAGGCTCGACGCCGTCATAGTGAATGATCCCTCCGTCTTCGGACGGTCCGAACCCCCAAGGTGGTTGTAGCGCCTTGGGGGTTTCGTTGTTGACAGTCCGAATCGTCAGGTAACCATCACTTACATGTCAAGAGGAAGTGTTACTTTCTTTCCATTCCTCGATGAGTTCGGCAAGTCTGCCAGGCAGAACGTCCACATAGTTGTAGTGGTCGTCTACAACCAGACCAACAATCTTCCAATGAGTCCCAAGCCGCAGGACTTCGCCACTGTCCCCCAAGGGCCAAAGAAGATCGTCAGCGCGAATCTCTCCAAGCCGCAGCGCCTTCGTTCCGATTCGCTGTACAAGGTACAGAAGCCCATCGCCCACAGCGACTTTCTGCGACTCATGTATGAGGTTCAGACGTGTGCCCATGCGAAGTTCAAGGCGCTCGCTGATGACATACAAACTGAACACGGTTGACGCGTAACCCGTCATAGTCACGCTGAACGCGTCATCATCAAGACGCATGTCTGATCTCAGGGTAGCGAGTTCCATCGCCGACGGCGGAAGCTCCATTTTGGTCCACGGCTGAACCACGCCCTCATCAAGCACCCAGCCGACGATTGGAATGGCGTTTGGACGAATCCCTGGGGCACTCGTGTCAAGCGACCCATCTGCAGCGATGTCGTCCATGAACATCTCAGACATGGGCAACCCGAACAGGTTCGAGAGACGAACGAGGATTTCGACGCTGGGGCTAGAGGCGCCTCGCTCAAGCATCGACACGTAGGGTCTGCTTACGCCCAGCGAGTCAGCTAGATCCGCCTGCGTCCAGTTTCGCTCCTTGCGGATCTCCCTCAACCGAATTGGAAATCTGTCCAGGTCCATGCGCGCTCCCGGTTGCGGCCACTTCTCCTCGTCCTAGTTCCAGTACTGGTTGACCGCAACGTAAGCGTTGGTTACCTTTCACCTATGGAAACCCTTACTGACATCCTTGGTCGCATACCTCGGGGCCAGGGCGCTGAACTCCTTGGTATCACCCCCTCGTTTGTCTCGATGATTCGCCATCAACGGTCAGTGGTTTCGGCCCGGCTTCTCGCCCGTGCAAGTGCACGTCTGGGGCTATCTGGAGAGCAAGTATTGGCCACTCTGAAGACAATGTTTTCGGAGGAATTCGCAGCAGCTCGAGTCGCTGCTGCGGTGGCTGGCGACCTTTCTCCAATCGAGCTCAGTGACGACGAGTTCGCCCTCTACGTCGCCCAGCTTGAGCAACGTCGAACCAGCGCCTCGCTACAACCGAGTGCTGGTCCGGCCAATGAGTCCTTGGACTCGCCCATTTCGCAGGCCGCCTAAGCGGCCAAGGATCAATCACTATGACAACCCCACAGTGCCCCCAGGGACCTCGTAAGTCCCGCAAGTCCCGCCCAGAAGACTTGCCGCCCTGCGTCGGCCGATCCCTCGCGCGGGCCCTGAGCTACGGCGATGCCCGCGCCGTGGCTGCCAACTTCGGCTGCTCCGAGGGCCATCTGTCCAGGCTCAAGAACGCCGAGCGGCGCATGATGGCCGACGAGCTGCCCGCCCTCGTTGAGGCCATGGCGCCGGCCGCGCAGCAGGTGTTCTTGGACACGCTGCTTGAGGCTGTGGGCTTCAGGGCCGTGCCCCTCAACTCGGAGGCCGGAGACGCCAGCCTGCTACGCCTTCGCATGGCGGTGGGAGCGGCGCTAGGACAGCTGGACGGTGCCATAGACGACGCGAGCGATGACCGCTTCATCGACCGTGTGGAGGCAGGGGGTCTCATCGATGAACTCGACGAGGTGCAGCGACGCTGTGACCGGCTGCGCGCCGTGTTCGTCGAGGTTCGTGATGAGGACCGCTCGGCTCTGGAGGTTGCATAGCCATGACTGCCGCACCCTTCACCGCAAATGTGGTCAGTCTCGAGGCCGACCTGGACCTCAACCGAACCCCGCGCGTAGGCCTGACGCTGGACGTCCTCCGTGGCGACGCCAGCTCTGGCCTGCTGGGCACCCGCATCGAGATCAGCAGCGCCGTTCAGGCCAGCACGAACCGGCGGGACGCTCAGACGTTGCGGCGCCTCATCGACCCCAGAAAGCTCGCGGCCGACTGCGAGGCCATGGTCGCCGAGGGTGAGCCCGAACTGGCTCGCTCCGTGCAGCGCCAGGTCGCCGAGCTCCGTCTGCAGATCTGCGAGCAGTTGGATACTACCGGGACGACCAAGGCAGGCACGGGTGTGTTCGAGTCCGTCATGCTGGAGGCCGTGTTCGACCAGGCCCTGATGGGCCAGCTCGGCGGGGAGGTCACCTTCCTCGACGAAGAGGGCGAGGAGCTTGGCCAGGGCCTCCACGGCCAGCTGGTCGTGATCGACGGGGTCGAGGTCACCTCCGCCCCCTCCCTCCTGAGGCCCGCCATCCGCAGCGTTCTCCAGCGCCTCCTGCACGAGCCTGAGGAAGGCTTCGTGACTGCTGTGACGGCCCGAGGGGATGTGGACATCAGCAGGCTGACCTTCATGGCCCTGATTTTCGAGGCCACTCGATGACGGCGCCCATGAAGACTCCCATCATACGCCAGACCGTGCGCAGCCCCGAAGGCAAGGACTCCAGCTGCTGGGCCCTGCTCGAGGTGACCGACTACGATGACGACGACGTTCTGAGGCGGGTGACACTGGTGTGTGGCGAGGGGAAGACCCGCGCCGAGGCGCTCAAGGAGCTTTCCGCATCGTGGAAGGCCTTTGCGGCGTCCGTTGAGCGGTCGCTGGAGGCCAGCCAATGACCCTGTCATCGACGGGTCCGCCCTCCCCGGCCGCAGATGTCATTCGCCGGCCGGTCTGGAAGCCGGAGTTCGACCGGCTCGCGGCCGCCTGCCGGGCGGTGGGTCAACCCAACGAGGTCTGGTCTCGTTTTGACCCTGACCGCGGCCCGTACCTTCAGGTCGGCTCCGTGAGCGTTGACTTGGCGTCCGACACCAACGGGATGCTCCGGCTGGTCGTCCACCACGGTACGCAGAGGGTGCGCTACAGCCTTGGCCTGGGTCAGGTGGAGTTCGCTGCGCGGCTCATCTGGGAGCACTCGGCGCGGCGGACCAGGGGGGGCTGAGGGGTGTACAAAGAGCTCCCCCTGCTGCCCGACCTCAAGGTCGTGGTGGTGGATGGTCGGCCCGTCGCCGATGGCAACACGTTCGATCACCGAGAGAAGCTCTCCAAGGCGGGCATGCGGTGGGATGGCGAGGCCAAGGTCTGGTTCATCCCTGACGACGGGCGCCGAAAGGTCACCCGGAAGCTCTGGCGGCTGTTTCGAAGCTGCGAGGAGTTTTCGGCCTGGCGCTGCGAGACCTGTGGTGCGCGCGGGCGGCTGCGGTTCAAGCACGCGCCTCGCCAGCCCCAAGGGCAGCTTCGGGCCGAGCTCGGCAGCTGTGGTCACTTCCAGTTCTGGACGGACACCGAAGAGACGGAGCGGATTCGCCGCAAGGGGCTGGTTGCCGCATGACCAGACCCCTTGTTGTCTTCCCGACGAAGTTCGTGGCTGGGGTGACGTCGGGTGATCCCACCACCTGGCTGACACCCGACCCCGACAAGAAGAAGGTGCCCTACGAGATTGACGTTCGCGACGGCGCCGCGCTCAGGTCGAACTACACCACCGATGCGCATGCCGTGGCCTACCACATCCCCGGGCGCCCATCGTGCCCGCGGCTGGTGGTGCACTTCCTCAAGGACTACCAACGCAACGGGGCCGCCCCGGTCATGGGTTGGATGTTCGTCGACTTCGACCTGCCCGAGCATCGGACGTGGCACGAAGGTGAGTGGGTCGAGGTGCGACGGCGCGTCATCGAGCACCCGTTGGCCTCAACCGCTGGCCTGTACCAAACCCGCCACGGCTGGCGGCTCGTGTGGCCGTTGGCCAAGCCTGTTCCGGTCTCCTGGGGATGGCGGCGGGCCTATGAGGCGTTCCTTGATGAACTCGGCCACGTGGCCCTCGGCGTCAGCGCTGACAGAGGGTGCGGCGACTGGACCCGCATGTATCGATTGCCGCGTGTGGTTCGCGAGGGCGAGACCGGGCGTTCCAGTCTCGCCATGGACTGGGCCAGGATGCAGCCGCTCGAGTGGGAGCCGGCTTGCGGATGGGTCGCCGAGGAGCCGCGCGTCGAACTGCCGCCGGCACCCGAGCTTCCCTCGGACATCAACGCAGCTCGCAAGATGAAGCGCCTCCTGGCCTACATCGACGCCTTCCCACCAGCTGTTCAGGGCTCCGACGGTCACGGGCAGCTGTATCAGCTGGGGGCGCACCTGTACGGCTGGGCGGTCTCCGAAAGCGAGTCCGTGGAGCTGGCATGGCGGCACTACAATCCGCGATGCGTCCCGCCGTGGACTTCGAGCCGCAAGGACGTCGCGGACTTCGAGCGGCAGGTGCGCGCCGGCTGGAAGGGCAGCAAACAAGGTTGGGGCGAAAAACTCATAGACCCGGCCTACGCAGAGGTGAGGGACGTGTCGGGACCCGAGGATGATGGCTTCAGCGTTGGCTTCTCGAAAGAGGCGCAGGCAACTGGCGCCAGCCCACCAGCGGCCGATGAACCGGAGCTGGTTGGTGACGATGCGCCCTTGGAGGGATTGGTCGAGCGCGCCACCAAGAACCCAGCGGCAGCGTTCGAGACCAGCGTGCTGTTCGCTGTGGCCGCCCTCCGAAAAAAGGACGCAGCCGAGTACAACCGGCTGAAGTTCGAGCTGAAGGCCCAGACCGATGTCAACATGCTGGACTTTCGGTCTGCGGTCGCTGACGCCGCAAAGGAGGCAGAGAGGCGTCGCCTCGCGGCCTTGCGGAAGAAGGCCATCGCGCAAGCGAAGAAGCAGGGGCTTCCCGTCTTCGAGCGGGGTGATCATGCCACCATCGCCGAGGAGCTCAAGACGCTCCTGCTGCGGCAGGCCAACCAAGTGGCCACGGTCTTCGACGAGGGCGAATTCCACGTCTACGCCCCAGATCTTGGCATCTACACGAAGAGGACCATCGCCGAACTCGGCACCACGTTGGCCGGCTGGTCGGGTGCGCCCGTCTTGGGGGCCCAGGACAAAGAACCTCGAGACCTGATGGTCAACGGGTCAACCGTGGACGGGACCCTCAAGATCTTCGAGCATCTCTGCGCCGCGCCGCACTTCTTTGCGACGGCGCCGTGGGGCGTCGCGTTCAAGAATGAGTTCGTGCGATGGGATGAGACGATGGGCCTTGTATCTGAGCCCCTGTCGCCCCGGCATCGCGCGAGGTTTGGCTTCCCCTTTGACCGTCAGCCGGACGCCTGCCCAGCCCAGTTCCTACGCTTCCTGCAGGACCTGTTTGCAGGTGACAGCGATGCGGTGGCCAAGATTGGGTTCCTGCAGGAGTTCGTGGGCGCCAGCTTGCTCGGTTTGGCGACGAAGTATGCCAAGTGCCTGGTGCTCCTCGGAGCCGGCGCCAATGGAAAGAGCCAGTTCGTCGACATCGTGTCGGCCCTATTTCCGGACTGGTGCAAGACCTCGGTGCCTCCGCAGGAGTTCAAGGACAAGGATGCCGGTGCAGCCTTGGCGGGCTCTCGCATCAACCTGGTCAGCGAGCTCCCGTCCCGAGACATCCTTGAGAGCGCGACGTTCAAAGCAGTGGTCACCGGCGATGAGATCACTCGCCGCCGGTTGTACGAGCGCTCCTTCAAGTTCAGACCACAGGCCGCCCACATCTTCAGCGCTAACCAGCTCCCCCACACGGCGGACACCAGTGGGGGCTTCTGGCGCCGCATGGCGGTCGTGAGGTTCAACCGAAACTTCCAGGACTCTCCCGACAAGAAGAACGACATCGGTCGAAAGATCGCCGACCAAGAACTCTCGGGCATCATCGAGTGGGCGCTGGATGGGGCACGTCGACTGCTGGCCCGGGGGGAAGGCGGCGACTACGCCATCCCACAGAGCACCGAGGAGACCGTCGACGAATGGCGCCGCGACAGCAACCCCGTACAGCAGTACGTGGATGAGCGGCTGAGACTTGATGGCGACGACTGGGTCACCGCTCAGGAGCTCTACAGCGACTTCAAGACCTGGTCAGAGCGGAACGGCTTCAGGACTCGCTCGCGCACCACTTTCGGAAGGGAAGTGAGGGCCTGTGGGGTCGAGAAGAAGATGAGCAATGGGGTGAAGTACAAGTGCCGTATCGACCGGACCCCCTATCTGGTCCAGGGGGGTGCGGCGTGGTGATCGGCGACCGGGTGAGAGAAAAGTTCTGTCGGTCGGAATGCGCTGCAAACCCTTCCAACCCTTCCAACCCTTCCACCTTTGGAAGGGTTGGTGGAAGGGTTTCGGAAGGGTTGAGACCAACCATTCCACGCCTCACACCCTACAGCCTAAACGATTTCCGGGAAATCCGGAGAGGTGGAAGGGTGGTGGTCAAAACAATCTATGGAGAACTTTTGTCTCTCAATTTTAGAGAGAGGCCTCGCGCGCATGCGTATGGACCCTCAAAACCCTTCCAACCCTTCCAAACCCGCTTCAATACTTGCTCATCGGCATTTCAACCCTTCCAAAACCCTTCCACAACCCTTCCAAACCCTTCCAAACCCGCATGCAGCCTAGCTGAGCGGGGTGAACCGATTCTGGGCAAGCCTGATACTCCCGCTAATGAGCCGGGTGAGCCCCGCCAGGACGGACGGACCGCGGTGGTCCCGGAGGGTGGTGCCTTCGAGCGCCGTCCTGGCACCCCTTCGGAGGGCGCCCGCTAGTGGAGCAGACCTTCCCAAGCCTGGGTGCCTGCCTGAAGGCGGCCCGCCTGGCCCACCCCTGGACGCAGACGGAGCTCGCGGAGCAGGCCTGCATCGATGGCGACACCATCTCCCGCTACGAGACCGGGGAGTACGCGCCCTCTGTTCGGGTCATCGAGGACGTGACGGTCGCGCTTGGGACCGAGCTGCTCTTCGGCGGCGTGGAGTGGCGCTTCGGCGAGTTCGAGCGCCGCGGCGTGCTTGAGCCGGGATTTCGAGACGTCAGCGCCTGCCTTGCGGACGCGCGACGGGCGACGGGCTGGGGCCTGCGTCGCCTGTCGATTGAGGGGCGCATCAGCAAGGCGGTGATCTGCCGCTACGAGCAGGCCGTTTTCGAGCCCCAGCTACACACCATCGAGCGGGTCGTCGTGGCCCTCGACATCAACCTCCACCTGACCGGGACCCGGTGGTTCTGGTCCCCCAAGGACTGAGACATGGCAGAGCGAAAGAAGCGCCGGCAACACCGGCACCAGAAGCCCCGACCCCAGCCAGCAGTACCAGCCCCGCAACCGGCTCCACAGCCTACCCCGCTCAGTATCGACGGCTTCGGGCTTCGGGATATCCAGCGGGACGCCAGCGGCTTCATCCTCTCGGCGAAGACGGTGGAGTTCACCGCGGAGGACCATGGCGAAGTCCTAGTGCTGCGCAGTGCGGGTGCTCCACCGTTCGTCATCGGCTGGGGGCTGGTGGAGGCGATTGCACGGGCGCACTCGCGTCGCGATGGGCTCGTGGGCCGGCTCTGGAGCGATGTTCAGGGCCTTGACGGCATGGCGAAGCTGAACCGGATGCAGATTCGCGAGCTGGAGGACCGGGTCGCCGCGCTGCAGCCTTGGTGGCGTCGTCTATGGCGCTGGATGCGGAGGGCTGGGTGATGTCCAGTCTCGAGGCCTTTCTACTCTTCACAACCATTGGGTCGCTCGCCATCACAGGCATGTTCATGGCGATCGCTGACCGGCTCGAGAAGAAGTACTCCGACCTGGTCGCTGAGAACTCGGCGTTCGTCCGCGGGGAGAAGGACGTCGTGGTGCACATGCCCGATGGGGAGCACCGGTATCGGCTGCAACGGGTGATGCCCTCGGAGGTGGACCATGGGGAGTAGCTCGTTCAAGCAGCTGCGAGAGGAGGTAGGCCTGACTCAGCAGGAGGTCGCCGACCAGATTGGCAAGACCCGCGGCTACATCAGCCAGCTGGAGTCGGGTACATGCGACCCCAGCCTCAAGACGCTGTCAGCGCTGGCCGGAACCCTCGATACGGAGTTTGTCGTGACGGCCGAGGGCTTGGATGTGACTGAGTCGACCGATACCGACTTCGAGGTTGGCGACGTTGTTCGTCTGTGCGGCGGGGGTCCACCTCTGACGGTGGTCTACGTGCCGACCTTCGACAGTCAGCCCCTGCGTGTGGCGTTCTTCGACGGTCGGGGTGCGTACGGCGAGCGGGATGTGCCCCGAGGTGCAGTCGAACGAATCGACGGGGCCAGGAACGAAAAAGGTCAATGGTTCCAATGGGTTACACCCACGCGCAAAGGCTAATGATTTTAACCCCTTACGGGTCCTTCTGAGGGGGTGCCGGTATGAGGGTGTCCGCGGGCCGCAAAAGCACACGTTTTCACGGGATTTTTCAATAGGGTGACAGCCAACTACCAGATGCGAACCGTTACCCCTGGGGGTGACATCTTCAGCGGGTGACGCATGGCTCGGCTTAACCCCACCGACTACGCCAAGCACCGCAAGGAGAAGGGCCTTCCGGGTGCCTCACGGAAGAGCGTCTACGCTGCGCTGAAGAAGGGCTGGATCACCCGCGGGCGTGACAAGCTCATCGACGTGGAGAAGGCGGACGCTGCCTGGGCCGCCCGGAGCCGTCCCCGCGCCGATGGCCAGAGCGCCGGGGGGAAGGTCGCTGCCGAGGCCTTCGCCGCCGGCCTCTCGTACGGCAGCGGCGGTGAAGAGGTCACCGAGGATCAGTACGGCCTCCACCGGGCGCGTCGAGAGGCAGCTGCGGCGGAGAAGCTTGAGCTGGCCAACGCCAAGACTCGTGGCGAGCTGGTTGAGCGGGCCGTGGTGGAAAGCGCCTGGGCCAGCCTCGGCGTCACCATCCGCGAGCGGCTGATGGCGCTGCCGGGTAGGCTGGCTCCGCGGCTGACGTACCTCGACGACGAGCATCAGGTCGGCCTGGAGCTTCGGCGCGAGATCGAGGAGGTGCTCAACGAGTTGGCCGACTCGGCTCCGGGGTTGAAGTGATGCAGGTCACCCACACCAGCGACCCCACCAGCCTTCTGGCCAGCTTCGCCAGCACTGTGCGCACGCCCAAGTTGGTGCGGGTCAGCAAGTGGGCCGAACAGAAGCGCATCTTGACCAAGAAGACCAGCGCTCGGCCTGGCCGCTGGTCCAACCGCGTGACCCCCCACCTGGTCGAAGTCATGGACCGGCTTGGCGCCGACGACCCCTGCAAGCGCGTCGTGGTCATGAAGGGCGTACAGGTTGGCTTCACCGAGGTGGGCAACAACTGGGTAGGCCACAGCATCGATTGCGACCCTGCACCCATGATCGTCGTGCAGCCGACCGACACGCTGGGCAAGGAGTGGACCCAGCTCCGCTTCAATGAGCTGCTCGACACAACGCCCGAGCTCGAGGAGCGGTTGGTCGACGAGGGTCGCAGCAAGCGGGGCGCCGACAACCTGAGTCTGAAGACGTTCAACAACGGCGCCGTCCTGGTCGTCATCGGCGCCAACGCTCCGAGCAAGATGCGCTCGAAGCCGGCGGGGCGGGTGTTCTTCGACGAGTACGAGGCGGCGCCTGCCGCGGTCGCCACGACCGGCGGCAAGGTGGAGGGTGACCCCCGCATCGTCATCGAGAAGCGCGCCGAGGCCTTCCCCAACCCGAAGTTCTACTACCCGTCGACGCCGCTCATCAAAGGCGAGTCGGCCATCGAGGAGCTGTTCGAGTCCGGCGACCAGCGGCGCTGGTTCATGCCCTGTCCGCACTGCGGCCACATGCAGCACATGCGCTGGCAGCAGGTGAAGTGGCCACCACACCGCCCGCGAGACGCGGCTTACGAGTGTGAGTCCTGCCAGGAGCTCATCGGCGACGAGTGGCGCGCCTGGATGATTGAGCGCGGCGAGTGGCAGCCGACCCGGGAAGACCTCGACGCCTGGGACGGCGAGACGCACAGCTACCACTTCCCGACCCTGGCCAGCCCGTTCACGAAGTGGGCTCGCCTGGCAAAGCAGTTCCTCGAGGCCAAGCAGGCGCTCGACAACGGTGATCCGTCGCTGATGCAGGTGTTCGTCAACACCATCCTCGGCGAGACCTGGGAAGAGAAGGGCGAGCGGCCCAGCGACAGCGTGCTCATGGATCGCCGGGAGGCCTACGGGCCGGAGTCCACCGGGCCTGAGGTGCCGAAGGGCATCGTCCTGCTGACCGCCTCCGTCGACGTTCAGGACGACCGCCTCGAGGCAAAGGTGGTCGGCTGGGGCCTCGGTGAGGAGGCTTGGGTCATCGACCACCGCACGTTCTGGGGAGAGCCAGACGTTCCTTCAGGGATCTCACCGGAGGGTGTCTGGGCTGAGCTGGACATCTACCTGCAGCGCGACTGGGAGCACGAGGCCGGCGTCAACATCCACGTTCAGGGGACCTGCGTCGACAGCGGCTACCTGACCACTCGCGTCTACGACTTCTGCAAGGCTCGAGCACACCGCAACGTCTGGGCCATCAAGGGCGACAAGACCGACAGTAAGCCCGTGTGGCCGAAGAAGCCGAGCCGGAACAAGAAGGGCAAGGGCAACGTGCACTACATGGTCTGCGTCAACGAGGCGAAGTGGATCGTCTACCGCCGCCTTCGCCGGCAGACCCCGGGCCCCGGCTACATCCACTTCCCCGAGGCGCTCGACGAGGGCTACTTCGCGCAGCTGACCAGCGAACGGCGGCGAACCAAGTACATCAAGGGGCGGGCCGTCCACTACTGGTGGAAGCCTGACCATGTGCGCAACGAGGCCCTCGACCTGATGGTCTACAATGTCGCCGCGCTTCACGCGCTGTACAGCCTGGGCCGCACCCTCAAACAGATGTCGAGGCGGCTGGAGGCCTGGGTCGAGAAGATGAGCACCGGTCAATCCACCCAGCCACGCCGACGGAGGCCTGGAGACCCGCCGCCCCACATCGCGAAGCCGAAGCGCACCAAACGCAAGCGGTCCGGCTACCTTTCTCGCGGTCGTGACAAGTGGGGGCGCCGGTAGACCGCAGGAATGCGACCGGTCCTTCGACCTGCGCTCTAGGCTGGCCCCCTATGTCTTTGTGGACCGCTGATGACCTGGCCAAGGTAGAGCGCGCCATCCGTGGTGGCGCTCGCCGCATTCGAATCGGCGGCCGCGAGGTGGAGCACTACAGCCTGGCCGAGCTCCGCGAACTCCGCGCCGAGATGAAGCGCGAGCTCAGCGGGGGCGCCAAGATTCGCCGAACCCGGGTGCGTCCCGGTCGGGGGTAGCCATGTGGCCCTTCAACCGCTGGAAGCGTCAGGCCGATACCCTGGTGAGCGAGGCTCAGCGAGATCTCGTCGCCCGGACGAACGCCAAGGCAGAGCAGGCCCAGCTTCGCAAGGCCTATGGCCAGGGCTTCGCCGCGGCCAAGCGGAACCACTACAACGCCGCCAAGGCCGGCCGCCGCACGGCCAAGTGGGGCTCGCGCGCCAGCAGCGCCAACGCGGTCACCGCGGCGAACGGCCGTACGCTTCGAGAGCGCGCCCGGCACCAGGTGCGCAACGCACCCCACGCCGCCAAGGCCAAGATGGTGTTCACCAGCTCAGTGGTAGGCGACGGCGTCCGGCCGCAGATCAAGGTCCGCGCCGAGGGAGACGCGGTGGTCGACGTCGATGGCCAGCCTATCTCTGTCGACGACCTGAACACAAAGGCTGAGCGTCTGTTTGAGCGGTGGTCGCGGGACTGTGACGCCGATGGACGTCACGACTTCTACGGCTTGCAACGCCTGGTCGCTGGCACCATCCCCAGCGATGGCGAGTGCCTGGTGCGGCGGCGGCCGCGGCGCATGGAGGATGGCCTGGCCGTTCCGCTGCAGCTCCAGGTCATGGAGGCCGACCACCTCGACAGCGGGAAGTCCCAGCTCCTGCGGTCCAATGGTCAGGACCGAGGCCGCATCATTCAGGGCGTCGAGCTCGACCGCCTTGGGCGCCGAGTGGCCTACTACTTGTTCCCCTTCCACCCGCACGACAACGTGACCCCGAGCGTCGGGATCTCCTCGGAAGCCAACCGCGTGCCCGCCTCCGAGGTGGCGCACATCTACCACTGCGACCGGCCGGGCCAGGTGCGTGGTGTTCCGTGGTTGGCACCCATCATGATGCTGCTCGAGGACCTTGAGGCGTACATCGACGCCGAGGTGTTGCGGAAGCGCATCGAGGCCATGGTGGTCGCCACCTACAAGAGCGCCAGCCCGGACAGCAAGCTTTTCGAGGCGGTGGAGGATGGCGCCCCTATCGTCGACGTCGATGGGGTGCCGATCGGAGACCTGACCGCCGGCGAAATCCTGTGCATCCCCGAGGGCGACGAGTTCGATGTGAAGATGCCCACCGTGGTGTCGGGCATCGAGGAGTTCGTGCGGACCATTCTGCGGGTCATCTCCACCGGACTCGGGCTGAACTACGAACTGCTGGCCGGCGACCTCAGCAAGGTCAACTTCTCGTCGGGTCGCATGGGCAACATCGAGTGGCGCCGCCTCGCCCGGGCGTTGCGCCAGGTGCTCATCGTCCGCCAGTTCTGCGACGTCACGTTCCGGTGGTGGCTTCAGATGGCCATCGCCGCTGGAGAGCTTCCGGAGGCGGACTACGGGGTCGAGTGGGTGAGCCCGCACTTCGAGGAGATCGACCGCGAGAAGGACCTCAAGGCGGACATTCTCGGCGGCGGCGCCGGTCTCTACACGAAGACCGAGCTCCTGAAGCGCCGTGGAAAGGACTTCGACACGCACGTTGAGGAGCTGCGGGTCGAGAACGAAAAGCTGGCCAAGGCCGGTGTGGCGATGGACTTCTCTGGGGCGACCAAGGCTCTGGCTCCCGCACCCAAGGCCGAAGAGGCTGAGGGCAAGGGCGATGAGAAGAAGGACGAGGATTCTCGGGGCTTCTCGGCTGTTGGCTGAGGCCGCAGACCGCAGGAATGCGACCGGCGCTTTGTGCCGCCCCTAGGCTGGCCACCATGCAACGACACCGGCTCAAGACTCCGATGCCTGGCCTCAGTGAGGCCCGCTTCGCTCCAGAGACCTGGAACGAAGAGGAGCGGACCATCGAGCTGGTGTGGACGACGGGCGCCCGTGGCCGACGCGGCTACTACAAGCGCTACTACGAGAGCCTCTCCCTCGACGAGGGCCACGTCCGGCTTGAGCGTCTCAACAAGCGTGCCCCGCTTCTGAGCGCCCACAACGGCTGGTCCAACCGCGCCGTCATCGGCCAGATCATGCCTGGGACCGCCCGGATTGAGGATGGTGAGGGCCGCTGCACCGCCCGCCTCTCGCAGGCCGACAGCGCAGCCGACGACGTCTTCAAGATTCGCGAGGGCATCCTCGTCAACTGCTCGGTTGGCTACGACGTCTACGAGTACGAGGTGACCCAGCGCGAGGGCGAGCTCGACGAGTACCGCGCCGTCGACTGGGAGCCCTACGAGGTCTCCATCGTTCCGATGCCCTTCGACATGGACTCGCAGGTGAGGAGCCTGCGCGGCCACGACCCCGACCAGCCGGCTCCGCCGGAGTTCTTCTTGCCTGAGCAGGAGCGCACCATGCCGCCCGAAAAGACCGAGACCGACACGCCCGCCGACAACGTCGTGGACCTCGAGAAGGTGACGCGAGAGGCCGAGAAGAATGCCCGCGCCGCTGAGAAGCAGCGCATCACGGGCATCCGTGCCACCGCCACCAAGCTCGAGGTCACCGACGAGGAGCTGGTCACCCGCCTCATCGATGGCAACGTCTCGGTCGACGAGGCGCGCAAGCAGCTCATCGACGCCCACGCCGAGAAGGCTGAGGAGCATCGCACCGACCCGCACTTCGGAGCGGGCGACCAGGACGAGCTCGACAAGCGTCTCAAGGGCATGGAGGACGCGCTGTGCTACCGCGCGAAGCCCCGCCAGGGTCCCAAGGGCAAGGAGACGGGCTTCGAGGAGACCGAGCAGGGCAAGGCCTACCGGCACTACTCCCTGATCGACGTCTGCACCGACCTGCTCCACGCCCGCGGCGTGCGTGAGCTGAAGCGGCGCTCCAAGTACGAGATCGCCCGGATGGCGCTCCAGATGCGCAGCGCCATCGCCACCGGCGACTTCTCCGACCTCACGGTGTCGACGGCCCGCCGCGTGCTGCGCCAGGGCTACACCGAGGTCAACCCGGTGTACCAGATGTTCGCGGGCAAGCGGGACACCCCCGACTTCAAGCAGACCAAGGAGCTGGTTTTCGGCGGCCTCGGCACGCCGCAGCTCATCCCCGAGGGTGGTGAGTTCAAGCATGTCTCCGAGACGCTCGGCGGCAAGGCCTGGGAACTGAGCACCTACGGCCACAAGATGGCGCTCACCCTACAGGCCATCCTGAGCGACGACCTCAGTGCCTTCCAGCGCAAGTCCTTCGCCTTCGGTCAGGCGGCGCGGCGGCTGGAGAACAAGATGTTCTTCGACCTGCTGCTGAGCAACCCGACGACCTACGACGGAGCCGCGATGTTCAGCGCGGCCCGCGGCAACGTCGTCGCTGGCGGCTCCGCGAATGACCCCAGCAAGACGCAGTACTCCCTGATGGAGGCCATCCTCGGCAAGCAGACCGGGATGGACGCCGACGAGGACCTGGACCTCGAGATGGAGTACGTCCTCGGCGGCCGGGACCAGCGCACCAACATGCAGAGCATGCGGGTTCAGCTGACCCCGGACACCACGGCGAACGCGGTCCCGCCCGAAATGCGGGACTACGTGCCGGTGAACACCGCCCGTATCGACCGCACCGACGGCGACCTCTACTTCGGCTGCGTCTCCCCGGCGCAGGTCGAGGCCTTCATCTACGCGCACCTGCGCGGCATGGAGGGCCCTGCCGTCGAGCAGGAGAACGCCTGGAACAGCCTGGCCGTCGAGTGGCGCGCCTACAACTTCTTCGCGGTCTCGGCCATCGACCACCGCGGCTGGGTCATCAACGACCAGAACAACACCATCATCCCGTAGCCCGGGTGGAGCACCGCCCGCTCGGGGCGGTGGCCTCCGCATGCCAGCAGGAGTCAGGACATGCTCAACTACGTGCAGGACGGCAAGCGCATCCAGGTGACGGCGCCCTACGACGTCGCCTCCGGTGCCGGCTGCCTCGTCGGTGCTTTCCTCTTCGGTGCCGCCCTCGACGCGGCCACCTCTGGGGACGACGACCTCATCCTCCAGACCGAGGGGATCGTGACCCTCGCCAAGGAGAACCCCCTGGTTATCTCCGTCGGCGACGCCGTCTACTGGGACGACACCGCCAAGGAGGTCGACAAGACCGCGACGAACGTCCTGGTCGGCGTCTGCACCAAGGCGGCCGGGAGCACCGACACCACCGTCGAGGTCAAGCTCTTCGGCATCGGCATCCCGGACGCGTAGGCCGGTAGAGCGTGACGTGGGTCGATCCAACCACACCAGAGGACGGTCTGGCAGACCTGTTGAATCAGGCCTGTCGGGACCGGTTCGGCGAAGCGGTGACGTTCACACCGCAGAGCACCGGTGTGCCGGAGTCCATCACGGCGGCGTTCCAGCGCGAGCCGGAGGACCGGACCCTTGCGTCGATGAACATCGAGCATGTGACGACCGACCCCATCATCGACCTACGCCTGGCCGACTGCTCGGTCTCGCCCGAGCGTGGGGACTCCTTTGTGGCGCGTGGCGTCACCTACAACGTCATCAAGGTGCACGACGACTCCGCCGGCTGGGCGGAAGTCTACTTGCAGCAGGTCTCCTGATGAGCCTGGGCGTATGGGAGAGCCGACAGGCGATTGTGACGCGCCTGAAGTCGGTGCCGACGCTGACGGGCATGCTGGCCAAGGGCGTGGCGAGCGTTTTCGACAGTCGGCCCGACAACGACCCGCTTGAGCCCACGGAGTGCCCCTGCATTGTGGTGGACACACCGCAGGACCAGTGGACGCCGGTGAGCGGGAATGTCCCGACCTACGACGCCAAGTCCAACATCACCATCGAAGTTCACGTCGTCTCCAACGACCCTGACCCTGCGGTGGTCGCCAAGCTCCGCGACGAGATCACCGATCTCGCTGTTGAGTCCGTCATCGGCGACTGCGAGCTCTGGAAGATCTACTCGCGCCCTGAGCAGGTGACGCTCAGCCGTCGCATGTCCCGAACCGACTACATGCGTGGCAGCGCGCAGGTCCTCATGACCGTAGGTGCCCAGCAGGAGATCGACCTGGACTACGGCACACCTACTCCACTCGAGGGCATCGACGTGACCCTCAAGATGACCGACCCCGAACAGGGCGATGACACGCCCGCAATCACCGCCAGCTGGGAGACCTGAGCCATGGCCAAGTCCAAAATCTACGTTCTGCCCGCCGACCCGAAGCTCAAGTTCAAGCATGCCCAGGCGTCGATCCGAAAGGACGCCAAGGAGTCGCCGTTCCTCTCCCCCGAGGGCGAAGAGGTTCCCGCGGTGCGGTACTACACCGACGCCGTCGATGCAGGCCTGCTCGTCAAATTCCCCAGCAAGAAGGCCGCCGCCAAGGCCATCGCGATGGCGAAAAAGCACGAGAAGGCCCGCGAGGCCGCCGAGGCTGCAGCAGCCAAGGCCTTTGAAGACGCCATGAAGGGCGAGGACGGCAAGGAGTAGTCGTGCCGGACCGTATCTACGTCAAGCCGGTGGGCTCCACCAAGTTCCCCTTTCCAGGCTCTCGTGACCGCATGGTGCGACCGGGCGGGGAGTGGGTGCCGGCCGTGAGCTACTTCCTGCGGGGTATCCGTCGGGGTGAGCTCGAGCGGGTCGACCCGCCCAAGACCAAGAAGGCGAAGGCCAAGAAGGACTAGCCCATGACTCTCCCCGCCAGCCACAAAGCATCCGGCTTCTACGGCCGGGTTGACGCGTCGCAGAACATCCGCAGCGCGACCGGGAAGCCGCGTCTCATCATCGCCCAGAAGCTGGCCGCGGGGACGGCTGTCGTGGACACCCCGGTGCTCGTGCTGTCGGAGTCCAAGGCCATCACCCTGTTTGGCCAGGGCAGCCACGCACACCTGATGTCCAAGGTGGCGCTTGACAACAACCGGACCATCCCGCTGTACGTGATTCCCGTCGCTGACCACGGCAGCGCAGCCAAGGCCACTGGCAAGCTGGACGTGACGGTCACGACGGCTGAGGCCGGCACCCTCCATCTCTACATCGCCGGCCAGAAGGTGCAGGTGGCGGTATCGGCTGGCGACACCGCTGACGACATCGCGGCTGCCATCGTGGCGGCCATCACGGCGGCGCCGGACCTTCCGGTCACGGCCGCCGTCAACGGCGTCAACGCCAACGAGGTCGACCTGACCGCCAAGAACGGCGGCACCCTCGGCAACGGCATCGACCTGCAGCTGAACTACTTCGGCGAGGTTGGGGGCGAGGAAACGCCCACGGGCGTCACGGTGGCGATCACCGCGATGAGCTCGGGTGCCACAGACCCGGACCTCTCCAACGCGGTCGCCGCGATGGGGGACACCGAGTACGACTACGGTGCTTGGGCCTTCACCGACGCCACCAACCTGAACCTCATCGGCGCCGAGCTCGACGACAGCGACACCGGTCGGTGGGGCCAGTTTCGGCAGCTGTACGGCCACTGGTTCACGTCGAAAATCGACAGCCTGAGCAACTTGGTGACCTTTGGTGGCACCCGGAACGACCAGCATGTGAGTGTGCTGGGTCTGGCCTCCATGCCGTCGCCGGTGTGGGAGGTGGCCGCAGCGCTGATGAGCGTCGCCGCTGGCTCGCTGTCCGTGCGTCCCCGGAACCCCATCTCGAAGGTGGCGCTCAAGGGCATCCTCGGGCCCAAGGCCGCTGACCGCTTCGACGGCACCGAGCGAAGCACGCTGCTCAACAACGGCATCGCCGCCGCGGTCGTCAACGACCAGGGCGAGGTGGTCTTGGACGTCTGCGCGACGACCTACCAGACCGACTCGCAGGGCAACGACGACGACAGCTACCACGAGGTGCAGACGCCTGCGACGAACCAGGCGCTGATGCGCCTGTGGAAGGCTCGGTCGCAGAAGTACCAGGAGTTCTCGCTAGTCGGCGACGACAAGAAGCTCCGCGCCGGCGTGGAGAAGGTCACCACCGCCAAGAAGGTGGTGGGCGACGTCTTCATCGGCGGCTACCGCGAGGCCATCCGCAACGGCTGGTGCGAGGACATGGCCGGCTTCAAGGAGCGGCTCAACTGGAACCTCGAGGGCGGCCGGATCGTCGTCAGCGAGCTCCCCGCCGACCTGGCGAACCCGCTGCGCCAGTTCGACGTGACCCTGAGCTTCCAGCTGGACTTCGCCGCGTAGGAGTAACGCCCCATGGCCACCAAGAAGATCGCCGGCACTCTCTCGATGAACGTCGGCACTCGCCTGGCCAGCGTCGGCATGAACGCCACGCTGCAGACCCAGACGAACGTCAAGGAGTCGAAGACCGGGCTCAGCGGCGATGGCGGCTTCACCGAGAAGCCCATCAACCCATTCGCCGAGATCGAAATCCTCACGACCGATCCCGAGATGGAGGACGCCATCGAGGCGCTGTCGGGGCGAGCGGAGGACGTCGTGCAGATCGACGCCGACACCGGCGAGAGCTGGATCTTCTCCGAGTGCTGGTCGACCGGGGAGCGTCCCCGCGACCTCTCGGAGGGCAACTTCACGGTGCGCATCGAATGCCTGCCGGGTGACTTCGACAAGGTGAGCTGATGGGCGGCCGAAACCACAAGAAGCGTCGGGGAGGCTACCTGCCTCCCGAGAACTACGTCGCGATTGCGACGCTGCGCCAGCCCATCATGGTGCTCGGCGAGGAGGTCGATGAGCTCTACTTCCGCGGAGTGGAGCTGGGCGACTTCGACGACGACTTCTCCCTTGAGGACATCGAGACCGAGCTGCTGAAGCCGGCGACCATCCGCGAGTTCACTCGGGTGCTCACGAACATCTCACCCAAGGCCGCCAAGACCATCTCTTTTGCGGACCTGGAGGTGTTGGGGGAGGCGGTCGCGAAGGCCTTCGACCCTTTTGGGGACTCGGACGAGAGCTCGGAGGGCGCCGAAAGCTAGACGAGTTCGCGACCAACCTCGCGTGGAGTTGGGGCTGGAGCCCCTCTGACCTCTGGAGCATGACCGCCTCAGAACTCGTGTTCTGGGCGAAGCATGGGGCGAGAATTGGCGAAAAAGCTCGAAATTAAGGCGGTAATCAGGGCCATCGACAAGGCCACCGCCCCCGTTCGTCTTGCCGCTCGTCGCATCAAAATCGCGCTGGGAAACTCGCTCCGCGGCGTCGGTCGCATCGGCTTGAGCGTCGGGAAGGTCATCGGAGGCCTCGCGGTCAAAGCCGGTGCTTTGGGTGCCGCCGGCGTGGGAGGCCTCGCTGCCTGGGCGAAGAGCTACGTCTCCGCGGGCAATGAGATTTCGAAGTTCTCCCGACAGGTGGGCTTCACGGCTCAGCGGATGCAGGAGTACGAGCTCGTCGCCAAGCGTGCGAGCGTCGGCTCCGACGAGTTCCGAGACGCCATCAAGGACATGTCCGAGCGCGTCGGCGAGGCGAAGGGCGAAATGGGGGGTGAGCTGTACGAGGGGCTCAAGAACCTCGACAAGGGCTTGCTCAAGGCGGTCATGAGCACCGATACCGCGGAGCAGGCTTTCGAGCTTCTCATCCGCGCCGTCGAGCGCGAGACAGACGCGACCAAGCGGAACCGCCTGGCCAACATCGCGTTCGGCGAGGCCGGCTTCGCCATGATTCGCATGGCCGAAAAGGGCCAGGTGGAGCTCGGTCGGCTGACCAAAGTGGTGCGTGAGAGTGGCGCGGTCATGGACGGCAAGGCCCTCAAGGCATCGGAGAAGGCCACCGAGCGGTGGCACGAGTTCTCCGAGCAGATCACGGCCACCCGCAACACCATCATGGGAGAGCTGCTCCCGGTGTTTCTGCCGCTCATCAAGAGGATGTCGGACTGGCTGAAGGTGAGCGCGAATCAGAAGCAGCTTGCAGCCTGGGTCCGGCAGTTCGTCCAGGCCGTCATCGATGGCGTTCCGCGCGTGATCACCTGGTTCAAGGAGGCGGGAGAGTGGGTGGCCAACCTCATCGACAAGATGGGCGGCCTCAAGGGTGTGGGCTTGGCGCTGGCGGGTCTGTTCGCCGGGAAGCTGCTCTTTGCGCTCGGCCCGGTTGGTGTGGCGTTGGCCGGGATCGCTGCCGCGGCCGTATACGCGTACCAGAAGATCAAGGAGGTCATCGAGGCAAACGACAAGATCAACAAGCGCGACGCCAAGGCTGGACTCGCTGCCATCGAGGCGGCGACCCTCAACAAGCCAGTGAAGCTCGAGGACGGCTCCGTGCAGGCCAAAGGGCCCGACCTTGCCCTCTTCACCCTGGCCAATCTTCGTAGCGGTGGGGTCGGCGAGCGCGACACAAGCGCGCTGCTCGAGGCGTCGAGGCGCATGGCGGCGAACACCTCACAGTCGGAGTTCAAGGGCCAGCTGACGGTTGACCTCCGCTCCAAAGACCCCAACGTCTCCATCGACGGCATCCGGCTTCGGGGCAACGGCGCCCTGGACCTCAAGGCCAAGGGCGCGCGAAAGTCGCAGGTGGGTCGATGAGCTGGCGTGACAACCTGCGCCCGGCCAGCTTCCGCGGCGTTCCCTTCTCGGTCACCAGCATGGAGACAGAGGTCGGTCGCGACGGTGTTCTGCAGGAGCCCCTCGGCGACGGCGGAGGCTACTTCGACGACCAGGGCCGCAAGGTGCGCCGGTTCCGGCTGTCCGCCTTTGTCATCGCCACAGGTGATGGCTCTGACTACGCCCGCCGGCGCGATGCCCTCATTACGGCGGTCGAGCAGAAGGGCGCAGGAACGTTGGTGCATCCGACGTTCGGCACCCTTCGCGTGCAGGTCCTGCCACCGGTGGTGCTCTCCGAGACCATGGAGGAAGGCCGTGCCGCGACGTTCCGGCTGGAGTTCGCTGAGGTGGGTGACGGCCGGACGTTTCCGACGGCCACGTTAGACAAGCCGGCCGTGGTGGCCAGCCGGAGCGCCACCCTCAAGGAGCAGCTCGGGGAGTACTTCGAGGACGTGGCGGAGGTGACCGGGCAGCTGGACTATGTGGTGTCATCGGCCGAGGACCAACTCGCGACCATCGTCACCGAGACGACGCAGATCATCGAGGCCGCCGGCGACGCGGTGGTGGACACGCCAGCCGTCATCGAGAGGCTTGGCGGGCTGTCGGCGACGGCGACCACCTTCGTCGCCGATGTGGTGGCCATGCTCGAGGAGATCTCCGAGCGAGACCCCTTGGTTCAACTCGCCAAGGCCATCGTGCCGCCCGAGCTCACCGCGACGAACCCGACCGATCTGCAGGCGGAGCGCAACGCCCGGGCCGTGGCGCTGACCGTTCGGCTGGGGGCGCTGGCTGTAGCAGCTGAGGCGGCGGCGGCTGAGACCTTCGAGGCCTACGATGATGCGCTCCGTGCCCGAGACGGAATCGTCGACCTGGTCATTGCCGATGAGGCTCGCGACGACATCACCGGCGACCTTCACGCCGCGTTGCGCGACGTGCGGCTCGCGGCCTGGGACCAGCTCACGACCGACGCCTTGCAGCTGCCGCGCCTAGTGACCTACACGCCGCCGGCGGTGACGTCCGCCCAGGAAATCGCCCAGCTGCTCTACCTCGACGGCAGCCGTGCGAACGAGATCGTTCGGCGCAACGACATCGCGCATTCCGGCTTTGTGCCGCCGCGCCCGCTGCGGGTGCTGGCGTCATGAGCGAGATCACCCTCCACGTCAACGGCGTCACCCTCAACGGGTGGACCCGCGTCCGCGTCTCAGCTTCCCTCGAGGCCGTCGCGCGCACGTTCGTGTTCGAGCACGCCACTGCCGAGGAGTTCAAGCTGGCCAGCGGCTGGATCCGGCCGAACACGCCGGCGGTGGTGAAGATCGACGGCGAGCCCGTCGTGACCGGCTACGCCATCAAGCCCGACTACAGCTACGACAAGTCGTCCACGGTCTTCAGCGTCGAGGGGGCGTCCAAGACCATCGACCTGGTGGAGTCGGACATCACCACGAAGCCGAACCGGTGGACCAACGCCACGATCCGCCAAATCTGCCTAGGCCTCATCACCCCCCACGGCATTGATCTGAACACCTGGCCTGGCGTCAACGACAACCAGCGCGTACCGCGGTTCAAGGTCGCCCAGGGCACGAAGGTTCACTCGGCGCTGGACGACCTGGTCGACGACTACGGGATCCTGCTCACGGATGACGAGCAGGGCCGGCTCGTGTTGATGCGCGTCAGCGAGGAGGCTCCACCGCCCGAGTCCTTCAGCGCCATCGTGGAGGGCGACGGCGGCAACGTCCTCACGGGTCGCTTCACGGCCGACGGGTCCGGACTGCACAGCGACTACATCTGCAAGGGACAGCGCAGCGGCAGCGACGACGACTTTGGCGAGGGGATCGCCCTCATCTCGGCGTCGGTGACCAACAGTCTCGTCGAGCGCTGGCGCCCGCTACTCATTCGCCCGGAGCGACGGATCACCAAGGCCCGCGCCCTGGACCTGGCCCGTTGGCGCGCCGCCAATGCCGCCGGCCAGGCTGCCTCCGGCGTGTACTCCGTCGGTGGCTGGAGGCAGGGCGATGGGTCGCTCTGGAAGCCCGGGCTGCTGGTGCCCGTCTTCGATGAGCGCGTCGGGCTGGACACCCAGCTCCTGGTTGTCGACTGCGACTACATCGAGAGCCCTGAGCAGGGTGAGGTCACGCAGATGCGGCTGGTTCCGCCGGCGGCGTATGTCGCGCTCGGGCCCGATGAGCGGAAGAGGACGAGAAAGCGTGGCGGTCTCCGCACCGGAATGCAGGTCTGGGCGGACATCGAGGACAGCATCGTCGCTGGCGACCTGCTCCTTTCCGGAGCGAGCGGTCTTCTGGAGGGCCCATGAGCATCTTCGCCTACGTCGATAGCTACATCGCCAAGATGAAGTCGATGCTGCTCCGAGGCGTCGTGCAGCGGGTCAACGAGTCCACGCTGATGCGTGAGCTCCAGCTCAAGATTCTGGCTGACGACGATGACGACGGCGTCGAGCACTACGACCCCTTCGGCTTCAGCGCGCGCCCGGTCGAGCCCAATGCCGCTGGGGCCGCCGAGGCCATCGTCGCCGCCCTGGGGGCCGACCCGAGTCACAACGTTGTCCTGGTCGTCGCCGACCGCCGCTTCCGGCCCACCGACCTCGAGGAGGGTGAGGTCGTTCTCTACGACGACGGCGGCGCATACGTGAAGCTGAGTAAGAGCGTGTTCACTGACCTGGCCGGACAGAAGGGGGTCGCCATCAAGGGCGGGGACTTCGTGGCCATCGGCGACGGTGAGGCGCCCGCGAGCAGCTACCTGGCTTGCGCCCGGGCGACTGACAGCGTCAGGAGCACAATCGCGGAGGACACCGCCTTCTGGACGTGGGTCAACGCCGTGGCGTTGGCCACATCCACCACGCCGCCCACCAAGCTGGACGCCGTCATCACCGACGGCTCGAGCAAGGTGGTGATCGCCTGATGACTGACCTCCGCACCGAATTCGACGCCCTGCTCGGTGGTGGCCCCATCGGCGAGGCTTGGGAGATCTGGCCCCATCGCGTCGAGGACTCCCTCCGGATGGTGACCCTCATCGTGATCGGCACCGACCGAGCGGCGGATGACGATGACCCGCTGCCGCCTGGCATCATCGACCGTCGAGGCTGGTGGGCCGATGTTTTCAACGGCATCAAGATCGGGACCAAGCTCTGGATCCTCGAGCAGCTCCCGGTCACCGCCGAATCCGTTCGGCTGGCCAAGGACTACGTCGCCGAGGGCATGGCCTGGATGGCGGAGCGTGGCTACGTCGATGAGACCATCGTTGAGACCTGGCGCCCACCCGGTACCCGTGGGCGCCTTGCCATGCGCGTCACGCACGTGACCCGGGCGGGGCGTCTGCCCGTCTTCGAAACCTCTGACCTCTGGGGGGGGCTCCGTGGCTGACACCGGCTATACGGCGCCGACGCAGGCCGAGATCATCGACCGCACCGGCTCTGACTACAACAGCCTGCTCGACGCCGAGGAGTCGCGGATACCGCTCTCCCCGGGCTGGATCTTCACCCGCGTCCTCTCCGGTGCCGTGCGAGGACTCCACGACGCCATCGCGTACGCGCTGGAGCAGCTCCTGCCCACGACGGCGGCCGAGTACTGGCTGGCCCAGCACGCCAAGATCCGCGCGATCCCCCGGACCGCTGCGACCTACGCCGCCGGCGACCTCGACTTCACGGGGACCAACGGAACCAACGTCCCCATCGGCACCCCTGTGCAGCGCGTGGAAGATGGCGAGCCTGGCACGGTGACCACCGGCGGTACCGTTGCCGGTGGGACCGTCACGGTGACCATTCAGGCCGACAACTCCGGCGCCCTCGCCAACAGTGTCGCCGGCGTGAAGTGGCAGCTGACCAGCCCGATCACCGGCCTGGACTCCACTGGCGAGGTGAACGCCACCAGCCCCGTCGAGGGCGGCAACGACCAGGAGGACCTCGAGGGCTGGCGCGAGCGCGTCGTCGACGCCTGGCACAACCCCGTGGGCGCGGGCACCGTGGCCGACTACAAGGCCTGGGCGAAGACGGTCGAGGCCGTCGATGAGGCTTTCATCGAGGCCAACGAGTTCGGCGCGGGCACGGTCGGCGTCCGGGTCACCGCGAAGCCCTCCGACATGACCTACACCGACGGCCAGACCGGGCCCGACTCGTCGACCATGATCGCGTCGCCGGCGACACAGAGCGAGGTCGACACCGCCATCGCCGACAGGAAGCCCATCACCGCCGCGGTCACGCAGTCGGCCCTGACGAGTACCGCGCAGGCCTTCACCATCGCGATGAACGGCGGCGGGACCCCATCCAACGCTGTCATTGGCGCGGTCGAGGCAGCGCTGCACGCCATGTTCATCCGGCTGAAGGCTCCGTCGAGCTCGGGCTACACCATCTACCGGTCCCAGTACGTGGCGGCCATCGCTGTCGCCCAGGGCGAGACCTTCCACAACGTCACGAGCCCCGCGGGTGACATCGTGGTCCCCGCCGACCAGGTGGGCACGCTCGGCACGCTGACGTGGGTGTAGACCGATGACGACGACGACCACCGGCCTGGGCGGGCTGACCTCCGACGACTACTACCGGCTGCTCAAGCGCCTGTCGCCGCGCGGCGTCCTCTGGCGCGCCATTCTCGGCACCCGGTACGACAAGTGGCTGCAGGCGGCGGCTATCGAGCTCGCGCGCATTCACAACGTCCTCGCGTCGGTGCTAGCCGATGAGATGAATCCGGGCACCAGTCGGCTCATCATCGATGCGTGGTTGACCGCGCTGGGGGTGCCCGACGGATGCGTTGACGTCCCCACGACTACCTCGGGCAAACAGGCCCTTGCGGTCGCCCGGTGGCTGGCCACCAACGGCAACGACCCCGACTTCTTCATCGCCGTGGCGGCCAACCTGGGGTTCACGGTGACCATCACCGAGACTCCGTACCCGCCGTTCCGATTCGGCTCCAGCCGCTTCGGTGACCCGATGAACGGCGCCGAGGCCCAGTTCTATTGGCGGGTCAACGCCTCTGCATCTCTGACCGCCGACGAACGCGCGCTCCTTGAGTGCGAGTTCAACCGGCTGAAGCCAGCCCACACCATCGCCGAGTTCGTCTACTCGTAGGAGCCCCCATGTACCTGTTCGATGCCGCCGATAACTCCGGCAGCTACACGCCCAAGGCCTCCATCGGAACCCCTGGCTATGCAACCAACGGGCCGCCCGGCTCAGTCGCGGATGCCGACCACTACAACGCGATGATGATGGCCATCGCCAACACCATCACCGATGCGGGCATCGCGCTGAAGACCACGGGGGAGGCCAATGACGATGGCCAGCTCCTGGACGCGATTGGCGGAGCGCACGCCGTCAAGGCCCACGCCACCGACGCAGACGGCACGACCCACAAGACGCGGGCTCTGGTGGCCTGCCAGACGTCGCAGGCCACCGGCAACCGCTCGGCCGTCGTCGCGTCCCTGAACGGCCTGGCCTCGGGCGCCCAGAGCTCCGTGGTCGCGTGCTGGGGACACGACGACAAGACGGTGTCGACGCCTGGTGGTCAGGCCGCCGCCGTGGCCTGCTACGCCGCCGGCGGGGCAACCGATGCCGTCACGGTCGACGGGGCGGGCAACGCGGCGCTCGCCTGCTACAACTCCGGCGGGTTCGTCTCGCAGTTCACCGCCCTCACCTCCGGCAGCATGATCGCGGCCTGCCAGGGCACCCAGGTCACGGGCTCAGCGGCCAACGCTGCCATCGTGGCGTCGCGGGCGCTGAACAACGGAGCCACCGTCACCAACCAGGGCACGGCTTCGCTCATCGCGGCCTCTCGCGGCGACCTCAACAAGAACGCCATCATTGCCGGCGGCGCCATCGCGACGGTGATGCTGGCCGTTGCCGATGCCGACCACGACATTGGGGCGGCGACCAAGGCCTGCGCCATGATCGCCTGCCGCGGCGCGGAAGTCACCGGCAGCGCCCTGGCCAGCGCCGTCATCGCCAGCGGCCATGGTACTACCACCGCCGACCGCCCCAGCGTTGACGGCAACTACTCCGTGGTACTGGGCTGTACCGGACAGGTATCCGTCACGGCGGACAACGCCGTCCTGATCGGCTCCAACTTCGGCGACACGGGCTTCACGCACAGCGACGACAACTGCATCGCGATGTACGAAGGGACGGCACAGAGGATCCGGCTGGACGCGGACGGGAACGCGTTCCTGTTCAACCTGCCGGTGTTTGCCAACGAGGGCGCCGCCGGGTCTCTGGCGACTGGCCAGCTCTACCAGACGGGTACTGGCGAGCTGCGCATCAAGCTCTAGCTCCGGTTCGGGATCGGCGCAGGTAGGGGGTCAAAGGGACACTCGAAGGCCGATGCTCCCTCGAACTCATCAGAGCCATCCGCTAGCCATGATCTGAGAGGACCGCAATCGCGGGTTGACGTGCTGCGGCCATCTTCGATGAAGATGGTGTACTGGAAACCTTCGAAGTGCCGCTGGCCGTTCTCGTACCAGGTCGCCCAAGCCCCCTGAAGCCAATCATCGGCCCAGGCCTGTGCGGCATAGGGCCCGCCGGACTCGTACCACTCCCAGCTGACCCCACTCCGCACGCCCCTGTCGTACGGCATCTCCGACTTCCGGTTCCCGTTGGCCCACCAGGTCACCGACGGGCCGTGTAGCAGGCCGGTGTCGGTCTCGCACCACAGCGCCAGGCCGTCGGGGTAGGCGTCGCCGCGGTGGGTCGCGCCGGCGGGACAGTCCGGCTCAGAGCCGGTGAAGCTCTCGGCGTAGGGGGACGACGAGGACTCGGCGCAGCTCACGAGGAGAAGCGCGAACAGCAGGTGGGGGATCCGCATGCGCCCAGGGTAGGTCCCACGCGCAGTCCCGAGCAAGTTCATCTACTCGCGTTACGGCTGGCCGCTGAACGCCCCATCGGCGTTGCTATCGTCTGCACCACACACCCGCGGTGCGCCATCCAGATAGCCAGCGGCTGATGTCTCCAAGGTTTCACCTGGGACAACGTCGATAGAAGTGACGCCCTGATCCAACAGCGCCCTTAGTAGATCTCGCCGAGTGTAGTCAGCTGCGCGCGCCTCATGTCGTGCGTGCGCCATTGCCAGACGATGGTCATCCTCCGCGGCCCGGACTCGGTTCTCAGCGCGTTCGACAAGGCCATCAATGTCAGGGTGACTGTACCGTCCCTCCTCCACGTCAACCTGCCGCCGTTTCGCATCATCTTGGTCCGAGTGCGCGGCAGCAACATCCGCAGAACTGACTGCGATCCAGGCCAGCTGCTCCTCGGTCAGTTCGATGTCTCGGAGCGGTGCGTCGATTCTGGCGTTGGCGTCATCCAGGAGCGACTGCACGCTTAGCGCGGGGAGACTACTGGTGGCTTCTTCCAATGCTTCAATCGCGCTCTCTCGCCTCGACCTGTTTGGAGACGAGTAGTAGTCGAGCGAGTGCTCGCCGTGCAGCCTCAGCAGCTCGATCCGGTTGACGCTCTTCGTGGACATGCCGTCGAAAGGCACAGTCTCGTACAAGCTCATTGTGAAGCGGCAGCCTCCTCCGCTGAGGGGCTGGTTCACGTCCTGTTGGGCCTGGGACGCGCATCTGGCTTGGTAGCGCTGGTGGTCCTCTCGACGTCGTTCGATCTCGGCGGGATCGATGGTCGGAGCGGCTACGTCGCGTTGAGGTCGACCCGCCAGCTGTGGCTCATGCAGTTCAGGTATGTCTCTGCGCTGGCCCTCAGTCCACGCTTTGTCGGCCGCGTCTATCCCCCTCCCTATCGTCCTGACATAGTCGCCCATGAAGTGCTGAGTAACCGCGAGCTCCCCAAGCTTCATCCAATCAACTGAAATTTTCCCCTTTTCGAGCCCACCTGGGCCGATCTGCACCCCTTCCAAGAGTGCAATGTTGGGGAAGACCTCGGTCTCGTGGCTGAGCTTCAGGAAAGAGGCTTCCGCCTCAGCTCCTTGTATCGCGTGAATCTCGACACAATCGACCAACAGCTTGTTGCGTTCTTCGTCGAAAACCGCGGAGTCGGTTTGCCCTTCAAAAGACAGGGTCTTCTTGAGCTGGAAATCGCCGGCTCCACCGCCAATGCCACCTGTACCCTTGAACTTGACTTTGACTCCCGCCTCATTCCCGGGTGCAACCTCGACGTCGAAAGCAATGCTCAGCGGGCCCTCCTTGATCTCCATCTTCGTGGCACCGGAGCCCTTCAGAAGGTTCCCAGCCGTACAGACTTTTGCTCCGTTGCTCTTCATGCAACCTTCCACCTTGCCGGTTGAATCGATCGAGATCGACCGGTCCCCCTCCAACGAGACCTTCTCGGACATCTTGGTCTTTGCCGGACGTCCCCCTGCCCCACACGTGAGTGTCTGGCGCTGGACAGCTTGAGCCCGTTGGCCGCTAGCGCCCCCGGCCATCGTGTCCAAGAGGGCCTCAGCGGAGCGACCTGCGAGAACAGCGTCTGCCACCGCATCGGCATGCTGCTCGTAGGCGTCGCCGTCAGTGCCGACGCCCCCCTGAAGCTGGACGCCGCCCTTCTGTTGGACAACGTGCGCTGCCTCGTGGGCCGCGGTGTGAAGGTCTGGTGTGGTGGCAAACGCGACACGACCGCTAGTCGCGTAGGCCTGTGCTCCTAGTTCGGAAGCAGCCTCTGCGGCGCGCCCGCCCGTGAAAGCTACAACCCTTGATACGTCATGGCGCCCAAAGGACTGTTGGATCCGGTCCAAGTGTGGGAGCCGGTGACCGGAGCCTTCAATCCCCGACTGCGCAATCTCGTGCATACTCCGCGCATCGGGCTCCCGCACGGCCGAGCGCCCCAGAACAGCGGACCTGAATTGCAGCAGCGCACCGTCCAAATGACCCAGTTGGTCGGCGGAAGCCGCTAGAGAGACGCTGTATTCCGTCAGGGGAGCCAACTCTGGGCCCGTTGTGTGGACCGGGTCGCGGCGAGCGACCTGGTGTTCATGTCGAGTGTGCGTGGTTTTGGAAAGTTGCGTGTCCAGCATGCGCGTGTTGCACGCAACTGGCGTGCCAAGCAGTTCCTCAATGAAACCGGGTCACCATTTGAGTCAGAGGTGTGCGGCTGTGTGCCGCGGCACATGGGCGACACACATTCGCTCAGCCCAACCTCATCTTCACCACCGGGCCGTCTTCAAGGCTTCTAGCAGGGCCTTCACTTGCTGGTGCGGCCACTCCCGCTTGATGAGCTCCCAGGCCACATCGAAGAACGGCCACCGCTTCTCGACGGTCACCGACTCGGTCAGCACGTACATGAGCTTGAGTCGGCCGGACTTGTAGCGCCGAAACAGCCCGACATCTCCCGACGGCAGCGGCATGAGGAAGTGGTTCTTGCGCTGCAGCAGACGGCCCGGCCACCGCGCCCGGGTCGTCCGCTGCGTCGGCTTGGATCGCACCCCGCGGGGCACCGCCAGCATCCCGCCGCCTTGAGCCTCCTTGCGACCGCCGTAGGCCTGCCGCTCCATGAACGGGTCGACGCTGCCGACGGCGGCCACCAGCCGGCTCTTGGAGGCCCGGTGCACACGGATACCCTTGCTGACCCAGGTGCTCCGGATGGTGAAGTGCCGGGGCAGGTCATGGCAGACGACGTCCTGGACGAGCCCAGCCGTGTTGTCGAGCGCCTTCTTGGTGGCCCACGGCATCTGCTTTGCGACCGCATCCAGGGCCCCGACGAAGGCTTGCGGGTGGAATCGAACGTCGACGTTGAGCTGGGCGGTCATGGCTCAAGTGTAGCCGCGGACGGCGCAGCGCCAGACCGCAGGAATGCGACCAGGGACCCGAGCATGACCGTATCGTCAGGCCTGCTCTGATGCAGTGAGGAACGGTTCCGCCCTGGGTTCATAGTCCAGGCCACGTCGGTTCGACTCCGGCCGCTGCTACCACCCTCCTCGAGGTACCGCAGTGGCCAAGGCACTCAACCCGATTCGTGGCACGTTCCCCGGAGGCACTCCGCGGGTCCAAATCGTGCTGCCGGCGGACACCGGTATCAACGCTGTGGGCTGCACCATCCACAACACCGGTGCGCAGCCGATGTACGTGGGCGGCGTCGACCAGGACGATGTCAACGCTTCCAGCGGCGGCACGCTCGCCGCCGGCGCCAGCATCTACAAACCGTGGACCATCACCGAGGCCTGGGGGTTCTACCTCTTCGGCACCACCGGTGAGCCCTACGAGGTGTGGCCGGACGGCCAGGACAACTAGCGTGGTTGCCGTCCCCTACCGGCAGCCTCCCGCCATCAATGGCTTGGGTGGTGCCTCCGGCTCGGAGGGCCCGACGCTATGGGCCAACCTCGCGGGCACCGGCCAGTTCGGCATCGACTCCATCATTGCCGACATCAACGCGGCGCATGCGTCCGGGACGTCAAAGAGCTGGGGCACCTTTGTTGCCTTCAGTCGCACGAACACGGTGGGCACCTCCACCCTGTTTGGCTGTGCTCGAAGCGCCGCCCCTAACGGCTTTCAGCAGTGGTATGCCAACGCCAGCAGCAACGACCTGCTCACGCTAGTGAAGGACTCCGGCGGCACCAACCAGCACTTTGACACCAGCTGGACGAGCGTCCTCACCGGCGCCGACGACTGGCTGTTGATCAACGTCGAGTACAACGCCAGCCTGCGCCACGAGGTCACCGTCTACACGTCGGGCGGCTCCCACGGCACCAGCGGGGACACCTACATCGGCGTGTCGCACTGGGACTCGGCCATGGACCAGGCCACGCTCGGCGGCCTGAGGCGAAACGGCGGGGTCAACAACCCCCATGACGGCCGTCTCTACGGAGCCTGCTACTGGTCCGGAGGGCTGGCCAGCGGCTCGGCGATTACCCAGCTCGGCACCGACTGGGCTGAGGCGGACATGAAGACTCGCATCGAGACCATGCTGGCCACCCTCGAGGGTGACCTGGGCACCAACGTAAAGTTCACCCAGCCGTTCTACCAGGGCGCTTCCGCGCGCGTCGGCACAGACGCGACCGAGGTGGGGACCATCTCGTGGGAGGAGCTCTGAGCGTGGCCCAGCCCCACCGCATCAGTGAGTCCGCGACGGACAGCGGGCACCTCGGGGCCGAGGTGTCGGGCACGCTGTGGGAGGACTACATCAACGGCCGCGTGGTGCGGTCGGTGGGCTACCTCCCGTCGCGAAACGAAGGCCTCGAGGCCGACGGCCGCTACACCATCGAGCGCCCGTTGCGGTGGGCCGACGCACACATCACCGGCACGCCCTCCGTCCGCCGGGCCGGCTTCATCATGGCCACCGACAACGGCGGGGAGCCGTGGTTGGCCATGGCCCTGGGCACCGGTGGCGCGGAGCAGACGCTCTCGCACATCTCCCTGAGTGCGCAGGGACGCGCCAAGGTGGGGCTCTGGGGTGAGCGCCTGCACAGCATGACGCTCCGGGACATCGTGGTCACCGGTGCACTGGACTTCGGCATCCACCTCGACCGGTGCCACTCCACCGCTGGCGCAGTGGCCGACCTGCGCGTCATCGGCCACCTGGACGAGAAGAAGCGTCCCGCCTACTTCGCCGTGGCCGCCATCCGCGTCGACGGCTGCAACAGCCTGCACGGCACCAACTGGCGCATCCTCCACGCTGCCGGCAACGGGCTGGAGCTGCTGGGCCACCGCGGCACCGTCAACCAGGGCGACATGAGCGTCCACGGGCTCACCGTCGAGCAGGTGCGCGGCGACGGGTGTGTGGTCCGCGGCCACGACATCCCCATGTCTCTCGGTGGCCAGCTGCGCGTCGAGGGCGCTTGGGGTCGCGGCCTGGTCGCCGAAGCCGCGCGCCTCAACATCTTCGGCGCTCCCAACATCCGGAGCGGCCGGGAGCCGCTCTACATCGACAAGCAGAGCGAGGTGACGCTCCACGGCCTCACCTACCTCGACCAGTACGACACGCAGGACGTGACGGTCTACGTCGGCCCGGGTAGCCGGCTCATCGGCCTGGATCACATCCGCGTTCCCGAGGGCAAGTCCCTCAAGGTGGTGAAGCCATGGCGGTGAAGGACATGAACCAAGAGGCCCAGCGCAGTCTCACCGCGCTGGGCTACCCCCTCAAGGTGGACGGCATCTGGGGCCGACGCAGCCGCGGTGCCCTCCGAGCCTTCGCTCGCAAGGTCGGCGTTCCTGCCGACGGGGAGCTGTCCCAGCCCTGGGCAGTGGCGCTGCTCTCCCTCGCCGAGCTCGTCCGGCCGGCGGCGGTGGAGCTTCCGGACGGCCTGACCATCCACAACGGAAAGCTGTTCTTGAGGAAGGACATGCCGAGGCGCGATGCGCCGCCGACTCAGATCGTCATCCACGAGCCCGTGGTGACCAGCGTCGACACCACCCACCGCGCCCTCGTCAACAAGGGACTGTCGGTGGAGTACATGGCCGACCGAGACGGCCGCGTGACCAAGCACGTCCCCGACGTCGCCATTCACCACTGCCAGCACGCAGGCGGGGACCACAACGACCGCTCGGTGGCGATCGAGGTCATCAACGGCTACTACCCGTCGCGGGCCGTCAGCGGCCAGGACATCATCGAGGCCGTCTGGGCCCACCGCGGCAAGTACACGCTTCCGACACTGGCACAGGTCGAGTCGGTGTGGCTCCTGGTGGCCCACCTCACCGACCGGTTCCCGAGCATTCCGCTTCACTTCCCGGGGTATGTCGACGGCCGCTTCCGCTGGGGCCGCCACGCCGATGGCGAGCATGAGCCTGGCATCATGGCGCACCACCGGTGGGCACACGCCGACGGTCTGTTCGTCGAGCACTACTGCCTGTGCCGCAGCCATGGGCATGCGCCGGAATCGGCGTGGGCACTGACTCTGGATGCAGCCACTGCTGGCAAGCGGTGGACGTCGCTGGGGGCCGCGTGAGCTGGCTACAGGAAAACGCCACGGAGATCGTCGGCGGCCTGGGCGCAGTCATTGCTGGGATCGTCACCTTCGCGTGGCGGGCCTCCCGGCGCATGGCCGAGACCGAGGCGGTCATCCAGGCCAGCATCAAAGAGAACGAGCAGACCCGGAGGGAGATGGGCGAGCTCAAGAAGGAGATTGCCGAGCTCAAGAAGGAGCTGGCCAGCGTCAACGCACTGGAAGTGCGCGTCGCCAAGCTCGAGGTGCTCACGACTGAGGCCCTCGACCGACTCAAGACTATCCACAACCTCATGCTCGAGGAGCGCAGAAGCACATGACCAAAGCAACCACCGCACTCATCGTCGCCATCGTCGGCATCGTCGCCGTCGCGGTCGTCGCCCTGCTCAGGCCCGAGGCCCTGGGCGAAACTCTGTCCGCTGTACTGGCCGTCGCCGGGACCGCCCTTGGCATCGGGGGCGCCGCCGCCGCGGCCAAGGCTGAGCCACCGCCCAAGAAGCCGAAGCCGCCCCTGTCCGGCCTGCTGGTCTTCCTCCTGGTGCTCGGCGCCAGCGCCTGCACCACCACCTACCAGGGCACCACGGGCAAGACGAGCATCGCGCCCCTCGGCGCCACCGGGGCGACCACCACTCTCAGCGTCGACGGCCAGACCGTGTGCACCGCGTCGGGGACGAAGGTGGTCCTGCAGGTCAAGGAGAGCATGGCCAAACGCATCTGCGCGGCGCACCCCCGCCGGTGTCGGTGGTTGTCAGAGCCCGTCAGCGCGTCGGAGCCCGGGGTTTCCCGAGCAACGACCCGGAAGTCCGCTCTGCTGGCGGCTGAGAGGGCGGCCGTGTGCGAAACCCGGGCCCACGACCGAGGTCGCAGGGGGCGGGAGAGCGGCTCTCCCAGCTGGGCGAGGGCCAGCCGATGAGCACCGAAGCTGACATCAAGGCCGTGGCCGACACCATCGCCGCCCTGGAGCCGGTGGCGAAGAAGGTGCTGCCTCAGGGGCCACTGACCAGGGACGAGCGACGCGCCCTGCAGGTCGCCGCCGCCATCGTCGACACCGCGGTCACCTTCGGTACGGGCCACGACGCCACCGCCGACGCGGTCCTGGGCCTGCTGACCCAGGTGCCGCGGCTCGCCGAGTTGGCGCTGGGGTTCTTCGCCACCATGCGGATGGTGGTGGCGAAGGTCGACCAGCTCACCGTGGAGATCGGCGACCTGGGGCCCGGGGTGGAAGTCACGGGGTGA